TATAGTTATCCCACATGCGAACTTGACTAAACACATCTTCATAATTTACCTTGGCATCATATGCCATGGTGTATGCCAATTCAAGCAACTTCATCTTATCATCAAGTTGATCTACAAGGCGAACGTCATGAATGTTGTACTCAATAAACTTCTGCCAGTCGTTCTCATAGAACTCTTTGAACGTATCGAACTCAGAGTGATCGAGTTTCTTCGATCCCAACTCAACAAAAGCAATATGATCTAGTCGGTAGGATTCTTGGTTTGTGTAGGTGAATTTTCGGTAGAGTTCCAGGTAATCCAACGTAGAAATTCCAGGAAGATCATAAGCGATCTGTTTTCTTCCTTTAATGTAAATCTCTCTAGAAGAAATAAGCTTCCATGGGCTAAGAGTTTTAGTAAACTTTTCACCAAGTACCCTATCAATACGCCTAGCAATATAGGGAATATCAAACAACTGAACATTCCAACCTGTAATCACATCAGGACAATTCTCATTCCAGTACTGAAGAAATGCACTAAGCATAGTTTCTTCAGAATGGAAATGCATGTAATCAACCATCGGATCTTTGTTATCGAATGGACGAGCTCCAAAGACAACAATGCGACCAGTATATGAATCTTTAATACTGATCGCTAGGATCTCCTGGTCTGCAGTTTCAATATTAGGGAATCCGTTTTCTGCTGCTGTTTCAATGTCAATTGTAAACACACGAATTTTAGAGACATCATAGATGATCTCATCCTCTGGATGTTGCTCTGCAATGTATTGGTAAAGATACCTTGTGTTTCCATAGATATCAAAATCTTCTACATCCTTATATTTTTTGACAAACTCTTTCGCATCATTAATTGAACCCATAGGCATGGGTTCTACTAGATCTCCCTCAAGTGTTCTCCAATCAGAGTAATTTTTTGTAGGGACGTACAGGGTGGGATTAAACGGCACCCTGTACTGAAAGGAATTTCCTCCCTCATAACCACGTACAAGCAGACGGTTGCCTGCCTGCTCCACATTTGTATAAAACTTCATTCAGATTCAGTTAGGAGTGCTGGTTTGCCGCCATAGTACAGAGTAATGAAATCACTGCTCGGGTCAACAAACGTCATTATATCAGAAGATCGTACCACTGCCTCCTTTTTACTGGCAAATGGGAGCCAGTCCTTCAACTGGTCTCCCTCAATCAGCATAGGGTTAACTAAAATACAATCAGGATCCCCAAAGGTCACTCCTTCAATTTCTTCAACTGACGCCAGCAGCCACTGGTCCTTCAGTAACAGCACTTTGAGTAGTTTCTCCAAGGATATCAGCTCCGTTATTAGGTAGGAAAGAAAGGTCAACACCAGCTTGCTTCAAGCGAGCAACATAATTAACAAGAATATCTTCCGATGGTGGCATTGCGGAAATAACAGAAGATGGATTGATGCGATGATCTTCGTAAGGAGTGAATGGATTCCACCTACGATAAGTCACAGAAAAAGTTTCTTCACCATTAGCATCAGGTTCACCAGGATTGAGAGTCAGTGATAGAGGATAAAGTACTTGATAACCAACAAACTTTTCTTCTTCCCTAACTTGAGTAAAATTGCAAATGATAGATTCGCCAGTCACTAGTTGTGCTACACGAATATTATGATCGATTGTATCTGCCATAGTATTAAGTATTTTCTATAGTATACCAAAAGAAAAAGGCACCGTCAAGTGCCTTTCATTTTTATTTAGAACCACTGCTTTCTCTTTTGTTTTTCTGGCAACTCTTTTTTTAAAGTTACCGTGAGTAGTCCATTTTCATATTCAACATTTTCAATCTCTACATCATCTGCCATTTGCCAGTTACGAGAAAATGTTTTATAAGAGATTCCTCTGTGTGTATAATCTCTTTCTTTTTCTTCTGGACTTTTATGAGCAGATACTGTTAAAACATTCCGTTCTGTCTCAACTTTAATATCTCGTTCTGAAAATCCAGCAAGAGCGATTTCCAAACTGGTTCTACCATTATGTCCATTAACGATGTTGTAAGGAGGATAATTTGTTGATCCTCCCGCAAGTGCTTCCAATCTGCTGAATGTTTCATTAAATCCAATTGAATATGGTGTATATGTTTCCCAATTAAATTGTACCATTGTCCTTTATAAGCGACGTTTACATGTGACCCGTGAGGCATCACAGTATTATTTAAATACTTACGCCAAACCTTTAATAGTGGAGAACCGTATTAAAGTTTACGGTTCTCTCAACAACGAACGGACAATAGCATAGAATCAAACTCGGTGTAGTTATCATTTAGATATTCCATTGCTTCCCCCGTATAAAAATCAAACGCGAGACAATATCTCTTTTCATCTACAATAGGAACAAAATGTTCTACCCAAGATGGAAACAACATAAGAGATCCTTTATGTGATGGTGCCAAATAATTTCCACCATAAGTTGAATAATTTGGTATTACATATTCGGTAGAAACTTTACTATCGTTAAGTAATAAATTACCAGAAAGATAAGTATTTTCGTGAAATGAATGTGAATGTAAAGACAATAATTCTCCTGGTTCCATGATGTTAAACCAACCACGTATATAAAGTTCTAGTGGAATTTCGAGACCTAACTCTTCCATGTAAGTAATGTACATGGTCTTCAACATCATGCGAAGTTTATTCACAAACGGATAATCACGATGCCAACTAAACACATTATATGTTTGCCACATGCCGAGTTGACTTTCAAAAGATTTAACATCTGATAAAATTTTATCAGCAAAAAAATCTGGTATGGTATCTTGCCACAAAGGAACATCCCACATAGGCGCGAATGGACTTTTGGGTTTCCAACTAGTCCACCGCACCATGTTTGGACATTGGTGCATATTCCTAGCGGTAGATTGTTCAATAATATTATCTTTTACTTCTCTACGTATTGAATTACTATCATGTAGATTGTTGTTCACCTTGTTTTTTTCTTCCAATATTATACTTGCTTTCGAGTGTCCACTCACCTTTATCCTTAAAGGATAGGACTTTGATTTGATTGAGGGGAGCAAGATCCTCAATTTTTTCTGCGTCTACAACAGTAATTAGTCCCCAATCAGAAAGGAGTTGAGCAATTCTATTTCTACGTTGAAAATCATTCAAAGAAAAATTAGTGTTCTTTCCGTCAAGAGCGAACAACTCTTTGAAATGAACAATATAATATTTGCCTTGTTTATGAAGAATGTGGCATGACTGATAGATCTTTTTTTCTTTACGAGATGCCACACCAATTCTAGTTAGTGTTTCTCTCACCTTGAGAAAATCATCTGGTTCTTTAAGAACCACTTCTATCATGTCGGACTGCTTCCATTGCACTTCAAGTTCGCCGCTCATTCTTTCCACCCTTTCTCAATGAATATGTAATAGTATCTAACTGATCCTTCGTGAGAACCCTGAGAGCTTGGAGTGCTTTATCGTCATTATAACCATAATACTCTTTTACCACTTCAAGATAATCAATAGAATCTTTTCGTGCCCAAGGAGAGAAACGCTTCCTTGGTTTCACACTATTTATATAAAAATCATATTGCATCTTCTTAGGAAGTTCAGGATACCTGTTCATCTCATTGGCGTATAAGATAGTATCCGTAAAAGAACTGAGGCACCTGTTAATAATATAAGGAGGATACCCTCGCTCAGCATCAGCATCATCATCGAGAATATTCTTTTTAGATTGGTTGATGCTGTACAGATAATCCTTCAGTTGATATGACATTAAAATTTAGCGGTAACTCCAATAACTTTTGCGTTAGGGTTGCGAGCAAGGGCAACCTCACGTGCCTCCTGATAGTCACGGGCGTAGACCTCCTCACTGAAGACCTTGCCCGCAACGTAGAGTTTGACTTCACACTTCATAATTCATTAGCACCAGTTCGTGCCGCTTTGCTTGATCTGTATTATAGGACCCCACAGAGCGCATGGTGTAAGTGTGTGCAAATTCTGCAACTGTCCACCCCTCAAAACGATCTCGGATCAGTTGCGACGAATTGTAAGATATAAGTTGAGGACCGATAAAACGGTCACAAATAGTAGCAAACCCATCATGGTCAAATCCCTTGTGCATGTTTCCACGCTTACCATATAGATTTGATCCGATCTCGTAGGGGGGATCAAGGTATGTGAAGATAGACCTGTCGTCGGTAAGGAGCTCTTGGTAGCGACCATTTGTAATCTTCCAATTTTGAATTAGTTGCGTGTATCCAGGGAGTTTCTCAATTCCACGCATTGAGAAATTGGAATCAGACGCTTGTTTACTGAACGAGGAGGACTCAGTGAGACCAGAAAAAGAGCACTTGTTAATAACGTAGAAAGCACAAG